CAGAATTTGTCTCACTTCTTCTTTGGACAAGTTATTGTTATAGATTTCAAGTTGTTCGGGCTTAGCTTCTATGACAATTTCTCCATAGCCCACGCCATGCCAGTCCCAACCGACTGCAAGAGACGAGGGGGTAAAGATTCTAATTACAGGTTTGTCTACCATTCAAAGAAATCCTCCAGTGTAGGTTTTGCTTCAACAGTCCAATCAAGCACGTTAACTAAACCCTGTACTGAGTCCTTAAACGTTTTTTCAAACATGGTGTTGTAATCGATGTATGGTTCCAGATTAAACTCTTTAGGAAGTACATCAATAAAAGATATCACATTTTCACACAGTGGATTATTAGGCTTCAGATAAACAAACTTAATTTTATCACCATCTTGAATTATCGAATACGTTTTGTCAAGACCTAGACGCTTGAGATGAAAATTATACAGCAATGATCCGCGAACATGAATAGGAGTTCCTTTCTTGTAGATCGAACAAGAGTCTTTATATGTTGACAATCCAGCTACCCCACGAGGAAAAGCGATCTGCTCAACGCTCAGCTGATTAAATTCTTGACGACACTTTGACACATATTCACGTAAATCTGTCTCATTGCCTTTCAAAATAGCATTCAAGCTATTCTTTAACATTGATCTCACAGCACCAGGCGTTGATGACTTTACCATCGACAGACCCATTATCTTAAGCTGTGGTGTATGATAACGAACTCCTTCGCTGTCATGAACATTCATTACATAATGCTTGGGCTGTAACGATAACATTACATCTGCTAGATTTTCTCGTTTTGCAGCAAGCTTGTTTTCATACATGTTTGTGTAGACAGCTAAGTCATGAAACGCTTTGTCGATGATTGGCTGAAATACTTTTTCACCGAGCTTATCCATGTAATTGATTGTTTCTTCAGTCGTCTTGTTTGAATAAACGCGATCAATAAGATCTTTAATAGTAACAACCACGCTATCTGTATCAACAAGAACCACTCTGTCAACGTCTTTGGTATTTAAATTCTTGTTTAAAAATTCATTGATTCTATTTGCTAACCATCTAATGGTAGTTTGTCCTGAAAGAGTGATCGCTTCAGCTAGTCTTACATCAAAATAACGTGATGCTGGTGTGCCGCAGAACCCGTATAGCGAGTTAATAAAAATTTTCATCGACTGCTGCTTAGACGCATATCGAGCAATTTCTTCTTTCTTTTGCTTGATCAATGGACTATTTTCAGGTAGATTTTCTAGCTCTTTCTTTGCCTTGATCATGAGTTTCTTGTACTCAACTCGACGATCGTAATACGTTTGTGCAAGAAATGGAAACAAACCCTGCTGATTACGATCAAAACACCAGCCGTTACATGCCATGGTTAGATTTTGATCGGTTAAATCAGTTAGATCGTATTCTTGTTTGAGCAAGTCATCAACATTAACATCCAAATGAACATCAGTGATGGTTTCCGGGCTAATATTATATGACACCATCAACATTGGATACATCGAGTTAATATCAAAGCTAATTACCCATTCATGCTTACCTCTCAGTGGATCTTTAACATAAGCGCCACCATAAGCTGCTTCTTTTTGAATTTTTGCTTTCTTTGGAATAACACACTTTTTGCTGTTTAGATGGTTGTAGATAATAACATCCCATACTCTGGATGCCATGAACACATCTTCAAAATTTACTTTGGCATCATACGCCATGGTCATCGCAAGATCAACTAGCTTCATTTTTTGATCAATTTTAGAAACTAGCTCAGCGTCTCTAATATTGTATCGAACAAATGTATCGGGATGCTTTAAGATAAAATCACGAAATGTAGCTTCAGGATTTTCTAGCTTTCGTTCGCCGACTTCTAACTCGGCGATATAATCCAGATTATAGCTTTCTTTTGCTGAAAACGTACCAAACTTTTTATATAGCTGCAACATGTCTAGTGTTGCAATACCGGCGATGTGGGTACGCAACATAGTTTTATTCATCACCGTGACTTCTCGTTGATTAACGATATTCCACGGCGATAACTTTTTGGCGTATGATTCTCCTAGTACTTTGTGTAATCGGTTATAGATATATGTGATATCAAAAGATTCGCAGTTCCATCCAGTAATTACATCAGGATAATTCTGTTGCCACCAGTTCAAGAATTCACGCAACAACGACTCCTCGTTATTGCTCTTGAAGTAACGAACATGATCAAGATCGTTATTAAATTCTAACGATCCAAATGTATAAACCTGGTTTTGACGGGTGTTGTTAACTGATATGAGAATAATTTGCTCATTAGCAGCAATCGGATCTACTCGACCGTTATCAACAGTAGTCTCGATATCAATTGAAAATACATTGATATAGTTTGGATCCCACTTGATTTCTTCTGGATATTCTTCTGCAATATATTGATAGACATTTCCAGGAGACTCATAAACTTGAAAATTTTCTACATCGTTGTACTGAGCAACATATTCTTTGGTATCTTTAATTGAACCCGGTTTAACCGGGTGTACTGGTGTTCCTGATAGCGTCGTCCATCTATCAGCTGATTTATTTTGTCCTGTTACCCATACTGTGGGTTGAAAGTCTAGCTTTAATTGCCTTGATGATCCTCCATCTACTTCACGAATAAGAATTTGATTTCCCCATTGTGTAACATTTGTATAAAAACGCATATTTACCTCACAAAATTACAACGCTAGTATCCTCTTCAGAATCAAAAAAGGCTGATTTTACCGGCAGTTTATTGACAAGAAAAATAGGAACTGGGTATGTTTGAACGTCAGGATCAGGGTGAGGATTTATGTTCCATTTTCTGAAACTCATTTGAAATGATGTATCAAGATTAGGAGTAATATTGATTGTTTGTAAATACAACTAGATATTTCCATGAACAGTAAAGCTCGGCTAGAGAGTTAGCCGAGCTTGTGTATTTATTTTTCCTAGATGGTATCTTTATCAAATCTTATACAATTAAATCTGGGTAAAAATAAAGACTTCCTTCCGCTGGTTTTTTCTGTAATAACCTGATTATATGTCACCGTGATGATCTTTCCAACTATATAATCAGCAGTAAACTCTTTTCGCTCTTGCTCTGTAAACCCAGTACCGACGTTAAACTCGATATCCCCACTTTTACACACTAGTGCTCCCATTAGACTGGTGTTTTTACCGGTACCCGGCATCCAATCAACAACTTCAGCTTCAATATCCTCTTCTGCTTTCATCTTAATTTGATTCTTGGACCGGGTATTTTCCCAAATTGAATCTCGCTTTTTAATGATTAATCCTTCGCAGCCCCTGTCGATATAATCATTAAATATTTGTTGAATTTCATCAAATGATTCAGCAGTTGTAGTGGGAACGATAGAAATATAGTTAGCTAACTCAGGATAGGTCACTTGCAGCGACATAATAGACGTTCTCAACACATCTAGCCGGATTTCATACGGCATGCTATAAACATCGGCTTGATGATCGGCTAGCGGTATCACATCCCATAGCACAAGACGCACATTTGCTGCGTCTTTGGATGTCATCGTACCCTTGATAGCCTTGTTAGCAATTCCATTACCTGCTTCTCGCCGCAGAAAATTGCCATCTGCTCCAACAACAAGCATTTCACCGTCAAATACAACTGGAAATCCAAAATATCGGCTGAGTTTTACGAATGCTTGCTTGAGTTCATCATTTGGTACATCGACGATAGTACCTTTTCGCGAAAAAAACATTACTTCATCTGAGTCTACAACGGTGGAAATTCTAAGACCGTCTTCTTTCTGCTGTACTATAACAGGGTAATCTAGCTTATCAATAAGCTTTTGATCAAACGGAGTAGCTAGCATTACTGGAAACTTAAATTTTGAAAACTCAGGCCAAACAGCAGCCACTGTAGCAACTGATACACCGCAGCGAAGATCTTTCAAAATAACTCGCTTGATAACTTCAGCGTCGTTTAATGATACATTTTGTAATGTTGTTCTGAGGTGTTCGATGGCAGCATTACCGGTAACGACTCGATTTGATAGATCGTTTAATGCTATTAAAGCTTGTTCAAGCGTCCAAGTAGGCTCATGATTGGATGCGTGCAAAGTAGTAGGAATCTTTTTGATATGGAATACGAGCAGAGGATTTAGTGTCATTGCACAAACTCGCTTGAGCAGCTCGTTATCTGAATGCTGCTTGAGCAGATCAATCTTGAAATTACGAGAATTATTAGACGCTAATTCACAGAGAATTTCGTATATGCTACTCATTAGGAAGATCACCTTTAATTATCATGAACGTTTTACGAGAAAATTTATCAATAAACTCTTGGATATCCTCAAGAGTTTTTACTTGAACAAGAAATGCGTTTGTTTTTGCATTATACAAGCAATATGTGTTATCGTGTTTTTTT